GACGACAAAATCGTCGAAACCTGTTTGTAGTAGCTCCTCATCGAAGTCGCAATGCGATCCCGTGACGAGTTACTGTAACGCTTATCGAACGGTGGGTGAGTTTTCAACGTACCCAACGCCTGCGAATAGTGACTTGCCACATCAAGTAGCTTTTCTTCCCGTGTCATCATGTACCCCTAACTAGAGACGTTTAATCTCTCCCTGATAGTAAACACCCTTTTCTAGGGTGAAGCAAGTAATGGCAGGCTGCGAGTCTTCCTGCGCTGTCCGCCGAAACCAGTCAGAACCGTTATCCATTGTTGACGCTTGAATCCACCAACGCGAACCCCCCCTTGGAGAATTCCCAAGCTCCTGCACAATCGTGTGGTGAAAATGTCCCGTGATGAGTGTGGATACCGCTGCAAGGTACTGCGACCCGAACAAAGCTTTCTTCCAAAAGTCAGGGATGCTCTTAGGGTTACGGACCTGGTGACCGTGGATAGCACCCAACACATGAGAACCCTCACCGAACACGTCAATGGCGAAACCTTCCTCATCGGGTTGCGGAATGTAAAACTTCACATCCAAACCAACCTCGTGAGACAACCGGCGAAGCTGCTGCAAAATAACAACACCCCAGTCGTCCTGCCCTGGCCTACCCACGGTTTGCCCGTTGTGACGCCACTGACAGTGATTAGAAGCCACAGACCCATACTCGACAGGCGCATACTTAGCACAACGCTTGATAAGGTCCCACATCATCGACGCAGCCATATCAACCTGTTGCATAGGCGACAAGTCATTACCCTGAAGCTGTTGCTGATCGGCTTTGTTAGACACCGACTCGATAATGTCACCCGCATCAATGATGACAATTTTCTCCGGCTTGGCCTGCTTTATCTCCGCCTCGATACGGTCAAACGAAGCAAACACACGCTCCAACAGTTCCTTCGTGCCACCACGGGAACCAGTCTTACCAACCTGGAAGTCCGACGGGACAACCACGAAAGCTTTACCGTTGGCGTTACTTTTCACCGTCTTAGGTTTCTTAGACCTACGAGCCTCAGCAAACAACGTCGGCAAATCAAAGTCAGTGACCTTCTTGCGGAAGTGGAACCGGTACGCGGTCAGCCACTCCCCATCCCAACGCTGCCACTGTGACGTGCGAGGAGTACCAACCACCTCATACTCATCAGCCGAATACCCGCGCTCCTCCAAAAACTCGTCAAAGTTTGGGGCGTCAGGTAAACCCTCCGTTGTGGCAACACCCTCATTGCCGTCAAACTCGATAGCGGGTCGGAACCCAGAAGGTGCCTCAACCTTCTTCGCGGGTTGCAGATCGTCCAACATTAGCTTCGGTAGCACCCGCAAGACTTTGTGCGGTGCAAAGCCAACGGTCCTTCCGTGATAGACAAGCCACGGTTAGTCAACTCCCGAGCGAGAGCCTTAGACGACCATGTTTGTATGGAAGCCAAAGCCTTCTCAAGGATGTCCTGATCTTTCTCCTCAAGGGAGTCATACAGGCGACCCATCTTGCAGCGAGTGTTCCGAGACGGAGGTGTCAAATCTTCTAACATTTGTAATCCTTTCCGAACAACAAGTTAGACAAGGTTGTCAGCCACACCAGGTAGCGACACGCCCAAGTCTAGTAGAGAACGAACCGTAACACTAGCCCCAGGTTCTCGCACATCATCATACATTTTATGTGCGCTCAGTTTGCAGATGAGGGAGTCGTCTTCCCAAACGCCCGCAGTTGTGCAACTATCACCGACGGCGCGGACGAGCTTATCGATGTCCGGGGGGACCGTTGGTAACGGTCTTTTGGAAGCGGGTACAGACCTTGGACGAGGGAGAAAGAACACGACACTGAGTTCGACAGGGCCAGACAACGCCACCCAGTTCGCACTGTCCACAGCAGCCTCGGCAGCTTCGGCGACTGCTTTACGCCAAGCCGGAAGCTTTTTACTTGCCTCAACAAACCTGTTATTGCCGACACTTTTCTTGCTGCCTTGCGGGGCAGGGATTCCATAAACCTCAAAGAAAAGTTCCACACTCTAGTTTAGAACGGTGCCTGCTCGTCAACAGCTTTCACAGCACCAAACACGTCACTCAAAGCCTGCTGTGTTTCCTGCGGTGAACCACCACGACGTTCAACCTTCGACATTTCCGACGCACGAACATTCAACGAAATGCCCTTGCTGCCATCCTTCTTGTCAAACAGTTTAGTTTTCATGCGACCCGTGACAGCCACACGGTCACCCTCCTCAAAACCGGCAGGACCGGTAACGGAGAAGTAGTCTTTCCCGTCAACCTTCCACTCACCCTGCTCGTCCTTGATCATCTGACTGTGAGCAACGTTGTAAACCGTTCCCCACTCGAACGAACGAATCCCGTTCACGAAACCTTCAAACTTGATGTCAACAGCCATTACAGCACCCTTTCAATATGTTCTACGTTCACACAGTCCTGTCTACCGCATTTTCTTACACCTGGCAAGATTGCCACACCCTCATCATCAACAGGTGTGATCTCGTCCTCTGCGAAATCACCATGATGAGGAAAGCACTTACCCAGTGGCCCGTTCACCGTTTTAGCCCGTGTAGCCCTACAAGAGGCGCACACATGGTTGTTGCGGTTAGAGACGTTGGAGTCCCAGCGTAAACCACACCGCCGACACTCAATCCAAGCCACCCAGACATTCTAGGTTAGTTCTTGAACCCGATGTGCTCATTAGACCACCTGTGTCGCTGATCGTTAGTCATATTGTCCGTATGCTTCACCAACAACGCAATACACGGTTTGCACTGAGTAATCCGAGTGTCATGCGGAACACAAATAGGTTCCGGGTCAGAACGCCACTTAGCCTCCTCAGCACGATCAGCAGCAGACCGGTCAACCGCCATACGAGCATCCCGAGCACGAGCAACAATATGCTTCGGCTCCAAATAACCAATCTTTTCATCCTGGCGTGCCATAACCAAGGCTTGCTGTGCAACCTTCAATGACAAGTGCCCCAACACAGCCTTCCAAGCGTCAACAGTTTCATCAGACACCCGACGGTTATCAATAGCAGCCACATCAGCCAGTAGCAACTTCACCTCAGCCTTATTCATTCCCATCCCTTTCCATCTCAGCAAGCGCCTCAGCCCTCAACCTAGCAGCAGAAGACCCCGAACCACCAGACCGCTTCTGCACACGACCCATCCAATTCTGAAACGTCATATCCCAATCAACCTTAGTCTTCCCAGAAGCCCACCAATACGTCTGAAACTGCTCAACCTCGTAATCCCGATCAACATCAGGCCACTTAGAATCAAACATCCCCATCAGCCTCTCAGAAGGCTTCCAATCATTAGGCAGCTTAATAGCTCTCTTATTATCTTCTCTATATTTGTCTTCTCTTAGTTTTCTTCTTAAGAGAGTGCCCTCAGCCACAGTGCTTCGCGCCACAGTGCCGTCAGCCACAGTGCCTTGGGGCACCCTGGATGAATTCAGCTCATAACGGTACGAACCGAGCGTCCCATCAGCCTGCTTCGCCCTGGATACCGATACCCAATCCTGTGCCTGCAACTCCTTCAAAGCAGACCTAAAAGCCTTCACACCAATCTTCGTTTCGGCAACAATCTGCCTCACCCGAATCTCATAACCGACCTGATGCGACAGCAAATAAATCAGCAAAAAGTTAGCCACAGGGGACAACCCAGTGTTCCGCAACCACTCATTCGGAACAATCGTGAAGTTCTCATCCACGGGCATTGAAGTTCGGTAAATGCCACTTTCCGTCACTTTTTTTCACCCATTCCAGCCCACAACTGCTCCAGGTGACGCTCCACCCAATAATCCTCAGCAGCCTTCAACATGCGCTTCTTAGCCTTCAACTGATTCGGGTGCCCAGGATGCTCCATCCACAGTTTCCGACGATCCAGACCAAGCTCTAAAGCCCAATCCACTTCCACCTTTTCTTCCATTTTTTCCCTTTCTAAAAAGCAGAATCTTTGAGATTCACCTCAACTTTTCTGCCGTCAGTGGTAAGAACATACCAAACAAACTTCGTACAATCAAAAACCGGTTTATCCGTAGACTCCCACGACGGAACCTTATGACCCCAACCACGAGCGTCACGAGCCACCAACGCCACAGACTCCATATCACCGTTGTAACGAGCGCACACCATTATCAGGTTGTCAGGAGTGTCCAACAGTTTTGAGCCGCCCAGGCCGCGATTCTTACGGTGATGAGGCACAAGGTCTTCCTCCCGCCCGCAATGCCAACAATGCGAGTCCCTCGCCTGCACAACCTTCACAACCTTTTTCGGAATAGCCATAATCTAATCAAACGCCTTATCTGCTCGCCCGTAATCATCCTCAAACCGAACCACATCAGTCTCATCAATCAAACCCGAAGTGACATAAAAAATCTGCATGTCACCAATGCTCGCAGACAACCGATGCACTTCCTCAGCGTCAATGTGAATAGAGTCACCAGGGCCGACCAAATACATGGTGTCCTCAATGATGAGTTCACCGTTGCCGGACTCGACAAACCAGAAATGGCTTTCGTTCTCATGCAAATGCAGAGACGTTCTGCGCCCCTCTAACAGAATGAATTGCCCCACAGTGAATCTTTCACCCGAGAACCATTCAATCTCGCTGCCCCACGGTTTCTCCATGCGGACAGTCTATAACTTCATTTCCGCCTGAAGCATCTTCGACATGGTGGCCTGAGCCATCAACTCCGACTCAATTACCTTCAGTTTCACCTTGATCCGGTTCACCTTAGCTTTAGCAAGGTCACGTTCAAAACGTGCGTCAGAAGCCTCCAGACGGGCTAACGCCTGCCGGTCCGCGACGGTCCCTTGTGACTCCAAAAACGCTTTCGACTCAACCTTGTCAAGCTCGTTCTCTTTTTCAGCCAACTCTGACTCGGCCTCGAAAAGAGCATCAACACCCTTACGGTTAGTCTGTGTTAGTTCCTGAAGCTCTTTGATAATGTTTGACGGCATCATCAACCATCACCATCCTCTCAAGGAGAACAGCCCGCCAAAACGGAACCTGATCGCGGTCATTTCTTCTTACCGCTTCCAGATACGCCTGAAGAACCTCCTGCACGCTCGCCCTCAGCACTGACAAGTCCTTCGGCATACTTTTTCACCTCATCCAAAATGCTCTTACTGGCACCGGCAGCTTTCGCTTCCGTCCATAACAACCGTAGCTCATCAGCGGACGTAGACTGTTTAGCCTCGGTGATAAAATCTCTACCCTCCGAAGACACCTTCCGCATCTCCTCACGAGAAGCACGCTTGTTCCCGTGAAGCCCCATGTTTGCTAAGCCGCGTCCGATTGACGACGTTTCCGCAACCTCCGCCGCAAAGGGGCTAGAACCCTTCTTCTCAGTGGCGTAACCAACACCCTTCGGAAGCAACGTCGCTTGCTCACCCACATCCAAATAAATAAAACTCTTAAAAATCCAGTCATGCTCATCAGGAATCAACTCCGTAACTATCCTGCCGTCCTTGTGCTCCTCCAAGAACTTCCTAATCCTAACCTCGACCATCTCATAGTCGTTCGGGTTCCATGCCATTATTTATCTCCTTTCACGACAAGCCACGGCTTGCCTTGACCACGGGCCTGACGTTGCGCCACAACCCACTTCTTACCATCCTTCATAACATAACCGTACTTAGCGTTGCCCATCTCATCCAACACTTCCGACTTGCACTGGTTCAACCGTTGCTCAGCCTCCGCAAACTTAGCGTGCGCGTCAACAAGGAGGAAACCCATACCGCCCACGTCAACCTCATCATCGTCAATCTCAGGATGCAAATAGCGGACAGCCTCATACGTTGCCTTGCTGCCATCCCACTCAGGTTTTTGCACGTCCTGTAAATGCTGCCAAAAACGGTAAGCCGCAGATAGTTGCGCGTCAGCCTCAAACGTGTCGTAGTCAACCCAACGTTCCTCATAATTCCAGCCAGCGACAGCGACGATCACGGCACGCTCAAGGCGCAACACATCCATGTAATGCAACACCTGGGCTGCATAATGCGGTGGTGTCTCACGCCACGTCCCACGAGAAGTCTTCACCTCAACAACAATCCACTCGCCTGTTTCGCGGTGCCGAGCGAGAGCGTCAGGGTTAGCTAACATAAATTCGTGCTCAGGGTGCCGCCATGTCCCCGTCAAGAACACTTCATACTCAGGGTGCTCCTCAGCCCACAACTCCAACACAGGCAACTCAAACGCCCTACCAAACCGAATACTCCAACCCTCCAACGGTGGGTCAGGAATCTGCCCTGTACGTTTAGCCCACAACGCAAACGCTGACTCCCACGGGTTGTAACCCATGATCGTGCCAATCTCAGAACCGCCAATACCCTGCGCCCTCAACCCATGCCATTCAGGGCTACCCGAATCAAAGACACCTAAATTCAATGCACCATTGAAGGTGTCACCATCGTAAACTTGGAATATGCTTTCGTTTCTCATACACTCACCTTATGTCTAACTACCGACGCGAATACAGTTACACCGAGTTTCACCACAAAGTTGAAACAGCGGAAGAAATACCATGCAGGGACATCCCCGAGATATTCTTCCCCGACGACTTCCCCGTCGGCAACTTACGCACACAAGCAGGCCAGATGGCTAAGAACCTCTGTAACGAGTGCCCCATCATCAAAGACTGTCTGCTCTACGCTGTCACCAACAAGGAAGCGTTCGGGGTGTGGGGTGGGACGCTACCCAACGAACGTTAGCCGTCCTCATCCTCACGAGAAGGCGTTGTAAGGATAAACTCAAACGATCCAGGCAGCGAAGCCTCCAACAGCTTCTCGCACAGCTCACGAGCCTCCTTCAAACTAACCACAAGGTAACTGGTGTCACCCTCACGGCTCACATCCAACCAGCCATCATAATTCACAACAATCTCGTCATGGTGACGCTCAACATCAAACATTCTCTACCCTTTCAACAAAACAACAACAGTGATTATCAACACAATGCAAGCGCTTGCAAAGAAACTTGCAGCACCGAATAGGAACCAAAGCTCCCGAACCTCAACCGTAGTCAAACGCCTACGGCGATATGTTTCCCTTTTCTTCATGGCGTCAGTCAACCACACACAACCGACATTTACAAGGAATCACACACTCAACCTGTAATATAAGGTTATGCAAGAGATGACAAAAGCCCACTACAACGGGTACACGCTCGACATGATCGCCGACATGCGCGACCTAGAACTCTCCCGCCTACAAGTAATCACAGAAGTCCTCCGCGACAAAGTACGCGAACACTACGCAGACGGAGTAGGCGTCACCGACCTATCCAGAAAAGCCGGTGTCACGCGCCGCACAATCCAACAATGGATTGAATAACAAAACCCCC